GAAGTGAAGTCGTACGGTAGCTTTTCCCAGATCGTTGCTGATGCACCAAGAGGATTTACCACCTTGGTGTGTTCACGGACGACTGGTTTAGCTGCGAAACGTCCCAGTTCATCGCGAAAGATCAAAGAACTATTCATGATGAGTTTCCTTTTCGGTGAGTATTACAGGATACCGTTGATGGCCATGTCACCCATACCAGCGCTTTGCTGATTCAGGGCTCCGATATGAGCACTATAGAGAGCCCGCACATTTGCGGGATCAGTAGTGTCACAGCCGGCAGGAATTTGTCCTTCAGTCCGAAGGATTCCGACCTGGAACGGCTGTCCAGCCAGCGGAAGCATACCCTTGCGGGTTACAACCGTGAAGCTGTTTTTCGGTACATTCGACACCACGCCAGTCACTGGATTCGGGGACCCCAAAACACGGAGGTTTGCCGCCCTAGTGAAATTAATGGTGAATGGAGACGCGATTGAGTGGAAGGTTACTCCGGCAATAGTACCTGTGCCGGAGGAAACTGCCACCTGTTCCCCTGGATTTCCCGGGGGAGCCGTGTCAGGAACTACAACCCAAGACGGGGAGGTAAATCCCGTTTGGGCAGACCCGGTAATCGGGCTGGTTACGTTGATGGACATTAGATTGTCACTCGCGTAGTGTTGCAGTGAAAGGAAATCACTCAGTTTGGACTCCTCTTGAACAACGGGAGGGGTTTGGACCGAGCAATCGCTGCGACTAGTGCTGATATATTGCCAAATTGCACTGCAGTCCCAGGAATCGAGAACTGAAATGAAGGAAATGGCGCACTAAGGATGGCATTGCGGTTAACCCACGTTGCCTGTTTATAGCCCTGTCCACCTTCAACGGATATATCATAGTCCGTGAGGAAAGAAGGGTCGGGACGTATGGCTGTGTACTGTGTTACCGTCCGGTTTCTTACCGTCCGCTGTAACCAGGCCCAGTCTGCCCAAGCCAACTTATAACTGTCAAGCACTTCACCAATGTTGATGAAATAGTCGACAATAAAGGACCAAGGAACGGCTTCCCAGATAGCAGGAACGATGTCAGTGAATCCGACACCGAAGTTTTCTGCTATTGAGCCCGCTCCGGGAGGACGACATTTGACGGCACCCAGGTATCTAACCTGTTCAACGAGAAAGCTAGCACGGCTATATAGTGTACCCTGAAAACCAGGGGTCGCGAGATTACTCGCCGATCCCGTAGGGGTAACTACTTCACCGTTGCCAACAATCCGTTTGGTGTCGACAGAATTGAGGTCCTCGCTCAGCGCGCGAATAGCCGCATGAGCGTCATTAACGTCAGACACTAAGGGCTTAATGCCTAACGCGTAGCCCAGCCACAGGTCCCCAAGCGCTTTCCCGTAATCAATGGGATCGCGCCTGTAGACCTTGCGAAGCTTACCGACGCCACCAACGAAGGTGTTCGTACGGTTAAATAAAGCTTTCACAGGATGGCGAAGCATACGTACCGTCTCAGCGAACTCAGCAATGGTGTTTCCACCACGCCAGGCAACAGACTCTTTGAGATAGGACGCAAGAAAGGCTTGTTTAGCCTTCTGTTCAGCGACAGGACTCGCACTGTTGCTAGGTGCGATAGGAGGAGGATAGAAGTAGTGACCCGGGCAGCCAGCAATAGCTGCACGGTACTTCTCGATCAAATGGTAGTTCGGTCCATTCGGTCTTGCGACCGCACGGAGACGAGCTTCTTTGAATCGTAAAGTCCTCTTCACCCCGTCTAGACTCGTGGTGGCCGACGCCCCTCTGGATACGTTTAACTTCCAATCGGGAATATCGATACCATAAGTCACGACGCTATTAAGCTCATATCGAAATGGCGCTTGAAGTGGGACAGGAGTCCCGCTGGTGCCAGTGATAGAGCCCGTTATATCAAGAAAGTAGGTCTTTGTGCTCGTACGAGTCACAGGGACTGTTCTTGTCATGATAGGTGTCCTGAGTGAGTTTAAAGGGATAACCTCCAAAACCCCGCCATCTACACAGATGGCGTGAGCCCCGAAGGGACTTCATCGAAAGCACATATTCATC